AGATCAGACTGGTGATATTGAATCCGCTAAAGAAGAATTAGAATCATTAGAAAATAATGTAAACGAGTTAAATTATAAGAAGTTTGAACTAAACGAAGAATATTCTTATAATAATGTTATGTCTGAGATGCTTAAAGATACCGGCATCAAAACAAAAATTATCAAACAATATATTCCTGTTATTAATAAGCTTGTCAATCAATATCTACAAATCTTAGATTTCTATGTTCACTTTGATTTAGATGAAAGCTTTCAAGAAACCATTCGATCACGCCATAGAGATGCATTCTCATATGATTCTTTTTCTGAAGGTGAAAAGCAACGTATTGACTTAGCGCTACTATTTACGTGGCGAATGATAGCAAAGATGAAAAACTCAATATCAACAAATCTACTTCTACTTGATGAAACATTTGACTCAAGTCTAGATCATGATGGTGTTGAAAACCTTATGAAGATTCTACATTCTCTTGATGAGAGTTCGAATACATTTATTATATCTCATAAAGGTGATATTTTAGATGGTAAATTTAAAGAAAAGCTAGAATTTGTAAAAGAAAAGAATTTTAGCAAAATAAAAGATTTACAAATTGTTGAAGAAATGGTATAATAAATACATTACTAATTGGAGTATATTATGGAATTGAAAGACGAAACACTTTCTGTATTGAAGAATTACGCATCGATTAATCCGAATATTGTAATTCATCAAGGCAATACAATTAAGACTATGACAGAAGCACGTAATGTATTGTCTTCTGCAACACTATCCGAAGATTTTCCACAAGACTTTGGCATCTATGATCTCAATGAGTTTCTTGGTGTGATTAATCTTGTCGGTGAACCTCGACTTAAATTCGAAAATGATTATGTTGTCGTAACTGATAGTAGTAATCGTTCTCGCGTAAAATACTTTTTCTCAGATCCAGAGATGCTTACAACTCCTACAAAGGACGTTAAAATGCCTCCGGCTGATGTAAAGTTTATTTTAGATAATGATACGCTAAACCGAATTAAACGAGCGGCTTCTACTCTTGGCCACTCTGAAGTTTCCATTACTGGAAAAGATGGTGTGTTAAGTCTATCTGTTATTGATAGTCAAAACGCAACGTCAAACGCATTCTCTATCGATGTGAGTGGAGAATTTGCTGGAGATAATTTTAACTTCATCTTTAATATTGCAAATCTAAAAATGATTCCGGGTGATTATGAAGTTGGTATTTCTTCAAAACTTATTTCACATTTTGTTAACAAAGAACTAGGCATCGAATATTGGATTGCCTTAGAAAAGACATCAACGTACGGAGTATAATATGTCAGATAAAAAAGAAGAGCAGCAAGAACAGGATCCGCATGCTCAAATCTATGAAGTGTCTAATCGGGCTTCTCGTAGTATGATTGCTGTGATTGATACAATGTGTCAACGTGGCGCATTTAAAGGTGAAGAACTTTCTACAATTGGCAATCTTCGAGATCAGTGTGTGCAAGTAATTCAAATGTCAGAAAATTATCAACAGGAAAAAGCGTCTGCATAATTTACTTTCCCATTAAACTGTGTTACAATATTATATTATGAGGGAAAAATATGTCAAACGAATTTCTATGGGTCGAGAAGTATCGGCCATCACGTATCTCTGAAACGATACTTCCCCCCAGACTTAAACAGACGTTTCAGAGTATGGTAGATACTGGTGAATTGCCTAATATGCTTTTCACTGGTACTGCCGGTTTGGGGAAAACAACTGTTGCCAAAGCTTTGTGTAATGAACTCGGTTTAGATTTTATCTTAATCAATGGTTCAGAAGAAGGCAACATTGATACGCTTCGTACTAAGATTAAACAATTTGCATCTACTGTTTCATTACAAGGTGGATATAAAGTTGTTATCTTAGACGAAGCAGATTATCTTAATCCACAATCTACTCAGCCTGCTCTTCGTGGCTTCATTGAAGAGTTTAGTAATAATTGTCGATTTATTCTTACCTGTAATTTTAAAAATCGTATTATTGAACCATTACATTCTCGATGTGGTGTTTATGAATTCAATACGACTAAAAAAGAAATGGCAGAGCTTGCTGCCGAATTCTTTAAACGGTTTATAAATATATTAAATCAAGAGGGCGTACCGTTCGAGAAGAATGCTGCGGCTGATTTAGTAATGAAATATGCTCCAGATTGGAGGAGAGTATTAAATGAAGGACAAAGGGGTAGATTTGGTAATAGCGGTATTAATGGTAACGATAGTGGCACTGGCCTTAGCTCCATTAGTGATCTCACCAAGTATCTAAAAGATAAAGACTTTAAAAAGATGAGGCATTGGGTCGTAAATAATATGGACGTTGATGCCTCATCAATCTTTAGAGGCTTATATGACAATATGAATGACTTTGTCACGCCTCGATCTATTCCACAACTTGTTCTTATATTGGCTGATTATCAGTATAAACAAGCCTTTGTGGCAGACCATGAACTAAATGTTGTTGCTTGTATGACAGAGATTATGGCAAATGTAGAGTTTAACTAATGCTAATTTTATATACACAACCAAGGTGTCACTTTTGTGAGATTATGAAACGTCTATTAAATAAGATGGACGAAGCTGAAGGATTTCAAGTAGTTGATATTACTCAAGATGTGGAAGCTAAAAACTTTTTAAGAAAAAGAATGCATAAGACTGTTCCTATGCTTTATTGGAGAGTGCCTGGCCATGATGTGTGGGTTAATAAAGATATTGACACAAGAAAATTAACTGGTGAAAATTTAGGTCAAAGAATAAAAGAAGCAATAGCATCAACTAAAAAAGATAATTGTCTTGTATTTGATGTTGATGGAACTATTACTCCAAGTCGACAAGCTATTGATCCTGAGCATAAAGAAATCTTAATGCAGCTTGCAGAAAAGGTTGACATTTATATTTTAACAGGATCTGACTTTCCAAAAACAAAAGAACAATTAGGCGATCTTACAAAGGTTGTAAAAGGTTGTTATCAATGCGCCGGGAATGAATTGTGGGTAGATGATGAATTAGTAGAATCTGCTTCAGAATTTAATATGCCAAAAATGATGTTAGCCTGGTGTAAACAAAAGATGGAGGAAAGTAAGTTTCCCCATCGAACTGGTAAAAAGCATGTTGATCTTAGACCTGGTATGATGAATTTTTCTATTATTGGTAGAGGCTGCACAAAAAGACAACGCCAACAATATATTGATTTTGACAATAAGAATGGTGAAAGAGAAGAGTTAGCAAAAGAATTTAATGAATTGTTTCATACATATTCAGCTCAAATTGCTGGAGAAACCGGTATTGACATATGTGAAAATGGAAAAGATAAAGGACAGGTGTACGAACCTTTAAAAGCGTTGTATAATAGTATTATCTTTTTTGGTGATGACACACAAGATGGAGGCAATGATTATCCATTTGCTTCTAAAATACAATCATTCCCACATCGTTGTTTTCACGTTGATGGACCAGAAGAAACTTTTGAAACGCTCAAATCTATTGAAAGATTATTTTCTAATGAATCCCTTTGAATTTCTAAACTCCATCAATACGACTAAAAAAAATGTTATAACGGATGATATAACAGAAAAAGCTTATAATAGTTTTATGATTAATCGTTCACTTTCTTATTTTAATGATACGGCCATTCTTGCAAATGAAATGAATCGCTATCACCACCTCGACAATAAACTACAATTTGACTTTCTTATAAATATGGTTAGAAAGCGCAAACGCTTTTCTAAATGGATAAAGCCTCAAATTGAGAGTGACGTTGAAGTGGTAAAACAATATTATGGCTATAGCAATGAGAAAGCTCGTCAAGTATTGTCCCTTCTGTCGCCTGAACAAATAAATGGGTTAAAGAAGAAGGTGAATAAAGGTGGAAGAACAAATACTCGTTGAGTGGTCTCCAACTGCAATGTTGGAAGTAACTCTAAATGAACCTGATGATTTTTTAAAGGTTCGTGAAACATTGACACGAATAGGTGTCGCATCCCGCAAAGATAAAAAACTATTTCAGTCTTGTCATATATTGCATAAACAAGGCCGTTATTTTATTGTACATTTTAAAGAACTATTCTTGCTTGACGGCAAGAAAGCAAATCTTGAAGAAAATGATGTAGCTCGTAGAAATACGATTACAACTCTAATGTCTGATTGGGGTTTAGTTGAAATTCAAAATGCAGAATCAGCAAAACCATTAGCTCCACTTAGACAGATTAAGATTATTCCTTTCAAAGAGAAAGACCAGTGGGAACTCTGTCCGAAATATAATATCGGAAACAAATGAATGATTTATACATAACCCCTTGCAAACAGATATGTCAACTCAATCATGTTGATAAAGTTTGCAAGGGCTGTGGCCGTACTATCGAAGAGATTACAAAATGGCCAAAGATGACTTACCATGAAAGAATGAAAGTCATGAAACGCTTGGGTTATGGAACTAGGCGTAAAAAAAGTTAATAGCAGCTATGTACATTTGATATAGCAACTACTATATAAATAATACGGATGCCGGAAACGGGTCCAATTTAATCTTGCTTGACATAAAGGAGATAACAATGACAGGCGTACACTCACTATTCCCGCGTTCATCTTTTGTTGGTTTTGACCATCTATTTAATGAATTAGAGCATGTAACAAGACACGCTCAAGACCACTATCCACCTCATAATGTTATTAAAGAAGGTGAATCAGATTATCTGATTGAAATGGCTGTGGCTGGATTCAGTAAGGATGAACTATCTGTAGAAGTTAAAGATCGTACTTTGACTGTTACAGGTGAACATGTATCTAGAGGTAGAGAATTTATCCATCGTGGCATTTCGACAAAGAAATTTAAACGAACCTTTAGGCTGTCTGAACACGTACACGTAAACGGAGCAGATATTCATGATGGTATCCTGGCAATCAAATTGCAGTATATCATTCCTGAAGAAATGCGTCCTCGTAAAATTGAAATTGGAAAATTTAACGAGGTCGAACATGATACTAAAGAACTTCTTACAGAAAATACGTAACTTTAAACAATACAGACAATCACTGAATGAATTAAGCAAACTCACCGATCGTGAATTAAATGACATCGGCATTGGCCGAGGTGATATTCATCGTGTAGCAAAAGGTGATGCATCCTATAAAATTAATGATAATTTAAAAGGATGGGTTTAATGACAACAGTAATGTCTTGTTTATTCTCGCCATTATCGGGATTGTGGTCTTCATTAGAACGGACTACAATGTTGATAGGGTACTCACGGGCAGCGGCAGAACTAACGCGGCTTGGGTATCACGAGGAGTCTAAACGTTGTATGAGAGAAATTAAGAAGTTATAAATAAGGTAACACACACAGAGGTAATATGTTAAAAACGATAGTTTATAAAATTCCAGAATTTTGTATGAGCCATTGGCTTTTTCGTATTCCTCTGGCTATTGTGTTTCTACAACAAGGCCTAAGTAAACTCCCGTTCTCTATTGAAGATGCAGAAGCATTTGAATTACCAGCTTTAGTTTGGTGGTTTGTAATTTATGGAGAGATAGGAGCAGGCTTAGGCCTTTTAGTAGGCGGTGCCGTAATATGGCAAAAATTTAAAGAATTTCAAGATCTCATTACTCGATTCAGCGGTATTACAATTTGTAGTATCATGACAGGAGTTATATGGGTGGGTCAACCTGACAGTTTTATGGATGTATTATTATATGATAATTTTCATGTATTACTTTGGGTTGGCGGATTATATTTTGCATTAAGAGGAAATAGAACATGAGAGATCAGTTACTAAAAGCGGCTAAGCTTCATGCTCAAGCTCACGTTGAAAAACATAGACTAAATGTTGAAGTCTATCTAACTAATCCTGCAGGGATTGGTGAACATTCAGATATTATGGAAGCAATGGAAATTGAATTAGAGGAGATGGCAAAATATGAAGATCATTTGGACATACTTAACAAATATTTTCCAGAAGAAGGTCCAGCTGCCGCTCCAGAACTTTGCGGTTGTGGAGGAGACTGCGGCTGCAAATGATATGAGTAAGCATAGAGCTCATACAACTAAATACGAAGATCTATGCATGTAACACACAGGAGACACACATGTCAAATCCATATCAAATCCGCTATGATGTTTTAAACATGGCAAAAGAAATGCTTGACAAGCAATACGATATGCAAACTGAACTAGCATATAAAGCAATGGCAATGTATAAAGACAATGCCGAACAAGCTATGGAAGCTTATCAAAAGTATATTCCAAAAGCAATTACCCCAGAAGAAATTAAACAGCAAGCTGATAAACTTTATGAGTTTGTAACTGATAAAAAAGAATGAGTCCTGCAGAACAAGCACAAAAACAAGCTGAAGTCGCAATGGACGGCTTCATCTTGTGGTCCAAAAGAGTTACTCTTTGGTCAGCATTCTTTTTAGTATTAGTTGTCGTTGGATGTAATAACGGCGTTGAAACAGATAAAGGTAAAACCGGATCTCAATATAATGGAGAACAATACTCACCGAGTAATTTAAATGTGAAAAAATGAAATGGCTAATCTTTTTTATAATGGCTAATACAGATTCATTTGCTGTAAAAACTTTAAAGTTTGATACTATGAATGAATGTATTGATTATGTAAACGATCCTAGTAATGCTAGCACGTTGGCCATAGAAGTAATCGCAAAAGCAGGATTTAATGATACCATATTAAGTGTTGCTTGTTTAACTGAAGAGAAAATAAGGAAGGAAATAGATGAGAGCACTAGTGCTTAGTTTTCTTCTTGCACTGGCCACACCGGCACTGGCGGAAGATATTTACATTGAAATGTTAAATAAACGTGACGATGGACAAAAAATGGTTTACTCTGCAGATATTGCCAGAGTAGAAGTAGGAACTACAATTACGTGGATCCCAACATCTAAAGGACATAATGTTGAATTTATCGCAGGCCCTGATGGATGGGATACTCCGAAGAAATCAAAGAATGGTAAAGAGGTATCAATTACTTTCGATCAACCAGGGGTTTATTTGTATCAATGCACGCCACATAAAACTATGGGAATGATTGCTCTTGTAGTTGTTGGTGATGGTAACAATGATGTTTCTGGAGCCAAAGTAAGAGGCAAATCAAAACAAAAGTTAGCAGAACTTTTGGAAGCATTATAATGAAAAAAATTGGCGCTTCGGCGCCTTTTTTGTTTACATTGCCCTCAAAATGTGATAGAATAAACATATCTGTTGGAGGTTTATCATTTGTCATTCTATACATCAGTCAATCGCTATGGGAATCAAATCCTATATTGTGGCTATAACGACAACGGCGTACGTGTCGAAAAGAAAATAAAGTACGCGCCAACACTTTTTATCCCCAGTAAAAATAAAAATACCGAATGGATGGCTTTAGATGGAACTCCTGTAGAGCCTATGGGATTTGCATCTATGAAGGATGCTCGTAACTTTATTGACCAATACAAAGATATTGATCAGTTTAAAGTTTACGGAAATACAAACTATATTCATCAATGTATTACCGATATGTTTCCGGATGAAATTAAATTTCGTCCTAGTCAAGTAAATGTGGTCAACTTCGATATTGAGGTTGCATCTGATGACGGTTTTCCAAAACCTGAAGAAGCTATCCAACCAATTATTTCTATTGCTCTTAAATCGAGTCAATCTTCAATTTATCATGTGTGGGGTTTAGGCGATTATGATTATGAAAAATGTTCTATCGATATGCGTGGCGATCTTATCCAATATCATAAATTCGATTCTGAAGAAGCTTTATTGGCTAGCTTCCATAAGTTTTGGTGTGATAACCGGCCGGACATCGTCTCT